TACAGGGAGAAATAGAATATGTCAAATTACGAAGCTACAAAATACGATTTCGACGGAGCAAACCTTACAGGTATCGAGGGAATTCCTACGGCAACTATTGTGCCGTGGTCTTCTGGTTCAGTGCCAACAGGTTTTTTAGAATGTAACGGAGCAAATGTTTCAAGATCGACTTACTCTGCACTATTTGCGATCATAGGTACAACTTACGGAGCTGGAGATGGAGCATCCACTTTTGGATTACCTGATCTACAAGACAACGTAGCAATGGGTAAATCTGGAACTAAAGCTTTAGCATCAACTGGTGGTGCAAACACAGTTCAATCAACTGGAAACGTGGGAGGCTCTACAGCCAACGCTACTTTATCAACAGCGCAACTTGCAGCGCACACTCACACTACTCCATCAAGAAAACCCCCTGGACCTTATCCTTCATCAGTAGAAAGAGGTTATCACACGTTATCAGGTGATCCTTTTACTTCAGGTTCAACAGGTTCTGGTACGGGTCACTCTCACAATATGAGTGCAACTTTTACAGGTGATTCAACTTCAGTTTTACAACCTTATTTAACAATTATTTATATTATTAAGACGTAGGAGAAATTATGGCAACAAACGCACAATGGACAGTAATATTTGATGATAAAAAAATCATAAAACAAAGTGGTGATGGTGCTGGTGATTACGATATTGTTGATAATGATTTTTGGGGACAAGCTAAATTTTCAAACATCTGGGCTATTCAATATGGAACAGCGGTTCCCTCTGATACTGTAGAATACAGAGATGAAACTCCACACTCTAGTTGGGAAGTAGCTAACTTAGGTGATTTTCAAGATTTTATTGATAGATGGGACGCGGCTCATTTAGCTAGATTACAGTTTCTTTGGGATAATAATAATGAAGACGGTGAAAGTGAATCTGATAAAATTGCTAGATTAGGTGCAAGGCCTACTTCTTATTCATCTTAATATTATACCACACTAACATTACATATCTATCACCTTTTATTAAAGGTAATACTTTATGTTTAATATTAGAATTAAATAAAATAATTTTACCTGTTTCTGGTTTTACAGTGTAGTTGCCTACAATTGTTCTCCCACCATCGTATTCTTGATTTAAATAAGTTATAGTTGTTTTATTATAGTAATCAGTGTCATCATGCCAATCGTGATACTCTCCTACTGGCCATTTTAATATTTCAAAATTTTTTATATGATGCCCAGGGTATATTTCTTTGTATTTATCAACAAGTTGATCTATTTTAGGATCTAAATTTAACATGTTTAACACATGAATTTTTTTTCTTTTTTGATAAAAAGAAGCGCGAGATTCATAGGTGTTAAAAAAGTTAATACAGTGATTACAAATTTCTTTTGACAAGAAATTTTTTATTGAAATCATATAGCTCTAACATTCATCCAAGAAGTTAAAATATATTTTTCACCTGAGAGAGGAGGATTTCCTCTATGAATATATGGAAAACCTGCAGGCCAAATAACTAATCTTCCAGTTTTAGGTTTTACTCTTTTTGAAAAATGTAAAAATTCTGTTTCTCCACCTTCTTCAACATCATTTAAATATATAGAATATGCAAAAGCTCTAACTTCATTTTCAATTCCTTTATTATGTTCAATATGCCAAATATGATAGCCTTCGCTAGGTAATGTTTTTTGAATTTTTAAAGTTGAAAAATGAAAATCAATGTCGTAAGCGTCTTTTGCGCCTGTGGTTGTAATATAATGTTTAAAGGCCATATCAAAATTTATCATCATAGGCTCCAGTTTTTGCCACCAAATATCTATATTACTAGCGTTAGCAAAGTATTGTTGATCTTGTTTTTTTAATACAGAAGCTTGTTCAAATGTTATTCTATTAATAGTTTTATTAAATTTGTCTTGTTCTTCATATAATTTGATAGCTTCATTACAATTTTCTTTAGTAATATAATTATCGTATACACCAATAAAATTATCTAAGTTTATTTGTTTATCACTCATTGCTCTCTCCTTTCTGCATCATAAGCATGTTTGGTATAAGGACCTTTTTTGTTTACATAATGAAAAAATACTTGTGCCATTCCTTTACCTTTATAGATTCCAGGTCTATAGTGCTCTTGATCACAACCGGCATATAAAACTGCATCTCCTTCATTTAATTCAAAAGAAGTTTTATCAATTGTAATAGGCCAATTATCATATTTTTTTATACAAGCAGTAACTGATATTTCACAAGCTGGTCTATCTTTATGTTTAGATAATGTAGCACCAAATATATAATATCTCCAATACGCGTAAGTTGGAAACAATTTTAAGTTTGATTCTTTTTCAACCGTTGATAATTTTATATCTAATAAAGAATTCATTAGTGGATCATTATACCATGAAGGTGAAAATGATTGTACATCAATTTTATAATTTTTATTTATGTCTAATTTATTATAACAATATTTTTGATACACTTTTAATTCATCAGTGTTAAAAAAGTTTTTTATTAATTTATAATTTACTGCAGCCATGATACAATACTATATCGAGTTCCTTTCGTAATAGGTTCTATACTATGAGGATACATAAAATTACTAGGAAAAAATACTATTGATCCTTTACCTAATTTTAATCTTTTAATTTCTTTATCTTTTTGATCTGTAAATATTAAATCACCACCTTTGTATTTATCATTTAAATTCATAATAATACTAAGATGTCTAGCGGTATAAGAATAATGATCTGTGTGAATTTCATATTTACACCCAGGTGTATATTTTAAAAGATCTATTTGATTAATTTTATTACTGGCCATTTTAGGAAATTTAGATTTATAAAAAACATACAGTCTTTCAATTTCTGTTTTTATAAAATTCCAATAAAATATATTAGTTGGATTATTAAAATTTAAATGATACCCTTTTACATTTCGTGAGTTAGTATCTATTTTATTTATTTCTACAGTTAAATTATTTGTAGCCTTGTGTTTAATAAACGGTATTATTTTATTAATGAATTGTGAAGAAATAACATTGTTTAAACAAACAATTGACTCTAAATGATCCATTATATTGACACTTTCATTCTCTAAAAAATTGATATATAAACCACTATATGCTACAAAAATTAAAATTCAAGCCAGGTTTTAACAAACAAGACACAGAATCAGGGGCTGAAGGCCAATGGACTGACGGCGATTTTGTTAGATTTAGATATGGACTGCCTGAAAAAATAGGTGGTTGGTTACAATTAACAGCTGCTAATAAAACATTACCAGGAGCCGCAAGAGCACAGGTTGCATTTTCAAGTTTTGCAGGGGAAAAATATTCTGCAATTGGAACATCTCAAGGTTTGTTTCTCTACTATGGGAATGACTTTTACGATATTACTCCTTTAGATACAGCGATTACTGGAGGCACTTTAACAACTGTTAACAACTCTAATATTATAACTATCAATAAAGGTTCACATGGATTAGCTGTGGGAAGATACGTTACTCTATCTAGTGTTACTGTTACAGGAGCATCTGGTTATACAGCTGCGGATTTAGAAAAAGTTTATGAAATATTAACTGTTCCTGATATAGATAAATTTACTGTTCAAGCTGCATCTGTTGAAACAGGTTCGGGTATGACTGCAGCAGGTGCTGTAACTGTTAATCCTTATGTTCAAGTTGGACCAACAACACAAACGACTGGATTTGGTTGGGGTACATCTACATGGAGCACGTCAACTTGGGGCACAGCTAGAACTACAAGTTCTGTAATTCTAGATCCAGGAAACTGGAGTCTTGACAATTTTGGTCAAGTATTAGTCGCAACTATATTTGATGGTAAAACTTTTACTTGGAATGCTGGTGCATCTAATCCAAGATCTCAACGAGCATCCTTAACCACATCAGGTTTTGCAACCGGTAATAATCCTACAGCAACAAGATTTACGTTGGTTTCAGATAGAGATCGACATTTATTTCATTTTGGAACTGAAACCACTATTGGTGATACCACAACACAAGATCCAATGTTTGTAAGATTTTCTAATCAAGAAGATTTAAATACGTATACTCCGACAGCAACCAACACTGCCGGTACATTTAGATTAGATACAGGTAATGAAATTAGAGCAGCTTTACAAGGTAAAGACTACGTGTTTGTTATAACCGATAACGCCGCCTACGTAATTCAATTTGTAGGACCACCTTTTACATTTAGTGTTAGACAAGTTGGTACTAACTGTGGGTGTATTGGACAACACGCTGCTACGTTCGTGAATGGTACTGTATTTTGGATGGGATCTCAAGGTGGGTTTTTTGCATTTGATGGAACTGTAAAATCATTACCATCACTTGTAGAAGATTTTGTATTTAGTACAGATGGAAATAATCTAGGATTAAACTTTAATTCAAGCAATGTTATTGCTGCAGGGGCAAATAATTTATATACAGAAGTTAATTGGTTTTATCCAAAATCTGGATCTACTCAAATTGATAGATGTGTAACTTATAATTATTCTGAAAACTGTTGGACAACATCATCATTAGACAGAACAACGTATGCAGATCAAGGTGTATTTGATAATCCTTATGCTACAGATTATGATGACTCACTAACACCAGTATTTCCTGATATATTAGGAATTACAAATAAATATGGTGCTAGTATTTATTACGAACACGAACAAGGTACAGATCAAGTCAACAGCACGGCAACGACAGCTATTCCTGCATTTATACGATCTGGTGATTGGGATATAACATCAAGACGTAGTGCTTTAGGTCAAGCAACGGGTATTGCAGATTACAGAGGAGATGGTGAGTTTTTTATGGCTGTTAGACGATTTATACCTGATTTTAAATATCAAACAGGTAACGCTAAAGTAACTTTATTAGTTAGTGCATATCCAGACGAGGTAGCTGTAAGTTCACCTCTTGGACCCTTTACAATCACTTCAACAACTGATAAGGTAGATACACGTGCAAGAGGAAGACTTGTATCTGTTAAGATAGAAAACGACGGTACAGGTGAAACTTGGAGATACGGCACACTAAGATTAGATGCACAACCAGATGGTAGAAGATAATGTCGATAGATAAAAAAATAAGTTATGTAGAACAAGACGGTTCTTTAAATTTTATAAAGAATTCTAAATCTGTAACCGTACCTAAAGAATTTAAAGCTAGAAAAAATGCACCAGCAACTAAGCTAGCATACATCACAGACGCTGAAGCTAAGATGTTAAAGAAAATGAAAAAGGGTACACCGCACAAAGGACCAAAAGGTATACCTAGTTATGATTCATATGGATCAATAGATGCTAGTGGTAAAGATGTTGGTGTGTCTGGTGTAGCAACAAGTGCTGCTGAAACAGGTAGTAGAAATGCAGCGGACGTAAGAGAAATGCAAGCACAATTTAATACAGGAAATTTAGGACCTGGAACTAGGCCTGAACAAGCTAAAGATTATAGAAGCGCATTTATTGCAGCGGGTGGCGGTCAAAGAGTTAATCCAGGTTTTTTTGATAGTAGATATACAGTATCGCCAGATGAAATAGCAGCGGCTAAAGAGTATATGAATCGTAGAGATCCTGTGACAGGGCAACTTGTTAATCCATACGCTAGAAAAGCTTTTAGAAAAACACATGGCGGTGGTTTACTAGGCTTTCTTTCAAGCGGAGGAATTCTAGGAAATATAATTAGATCTATTGGACAATCATTTGGTTTAGGTAAAAGATATAACGAACCAACATATGATATGAGTCAGTATTCTGGATACGGATTAGGTGGTAGTCAAACTCCAACTTATTATAGTGATTTAGGTAATGAAGGTTTATTAAGTCTTACACCAACTGTATCTACAAACACTGACGATGATTCAGAAATACAAGAAAAATATGGAGCATATTTAATGGATGCCCCACCTAATCCTTTAACTTTTGAACAATTTAAAAATGTAGTAGAAGCTAATGAGAGAGAGGCTAAGTTATTTAGAGAAAGTAGATAATGGCTAAAATAACAAACTACATACCTGAACCAAAAGAAGAATACGATGTAGAAAATCAA